CCTGAACTCAACAGTTTGGTTTCCCCAAAGGAGATCCAAGCTATCTTCTACATATCCCTGGTCAACCCAACCGTCATCGAACAACAGGTTTTCGGCTGAGGATTCGGGCTTTACCCTAACCCTACTTTCGCGTACCCGCCGTAAAATGGCATCAACGGTTGCACTATCCTCAAATGCTATTTGCTCTGCTGGACTAATCCCCCACGCCTTTCCGAATGATAGCCTTTGTTCCATAGTGGGCTCCTCCCACTTTGGCACTAGAGCAACGGGTTCCATTTTATAGGTCCGCATCCGGTACCGCATACTTTGTGGTGTTACTGCAACCCCTGGGTTTGCTTCACACCACTTAAGAAACGGTTTAAGCATTGGGCAGCATGGATTCTGCGTTGCTAAACCTACAACACTTGACCTGAAAACCTGGAAAGCACTTTCTGATCCCCTGGTTTCCGCGGTCAAAGTCATAGTCTCCAAATATTTGAGAGGATTGCCGCAAAAGTAAGGTCCGTTCTTTCCAAGCACCACACGTGCCTGACAGAACTCAACCCCACTGATGCTATCAGCCCGTTCTACAACAGTTTCCATACCGAGCTTAAGCATGTACTCTTCAATAGGTAATAACTTATCATAATCTGATTTCTCAACTATGATAACAGCGTCATCACCATCTAAAAGCACATCTCCCGCAACATCTGAGGCCTCGAGCCAGCTAAAGATGAACCCGGCATTGACTTCACTATTGCCAAGGCCGGTGTTAACATCCCCGCTTCCGCGTTTACCTCGAGTCATATATTTGATGCCGCCCTTACTTATCCCTCTAGCTGTCAGCTGCCAACTAAGCAGCTTAAGCAGTTCGGGATTCCAATTGCGACATCTTTTATAGACCGAGTGTTCAGCAACTATAAGCTTGTAATGCATGTGCGCATCAAACCTAGCATGGTCAAGGTTCACGAATACAGGATCCGTATAACCATCGGCCATTCTAAGCAGAAGCACCGCACGCTCATCAAGCGACCTACCCTTAGCCATAAAGGGCAGGCCTGACTTATTTCTGCCAACGCAGCTCATGAGGCGGTGTTCAATATTGCGGAGATGACGGGACAAAGCAGCATTATACACAACAGTACGATACTGAATTCCCCTATCTTCTTTACCCGCTAATTTATCCACCTCATAAAACTCAAGCTTTTGCATCTCAGTTAACCTAGATTGCTTACGTTCAACACCCTCACGATAATACTGATTCAACCCATCACGCATCCGTTTCCGAATTCGCCCAAACTTACCTTCCAACACCTGTGTGTTGGTGGCAATAGGCACGTAACCGATCTCATCAGCCAAGAGGCGAAGTTGCTTCTTAAACCCATGCCACTCAGGACACCACATGTCGGGTTCAGGGGTCTCAAAAAGATGCCGATTATGAAGCGTTCTCAGCTCCTGATCGACAGTATGTGCATGAAGCCCATACCCTCTAATCCCTAACGCACGCGTGACCAAAGATGGACCTAAGGCTATCATTTTACACCCAACCCGTTTCGTAACGACCCTATCGTTCGGCACGTGCAGGATCCTACATCCTGACGCTAAAGGTTTAAAAGGTGCAACACAATAACCAATGGGCACGTTTAGTTTAACTGTTGGGCCGCAACGAGTTCACCGACGGCATCAACCAACGCTTCGTTGATAATGTCGACTTTGACCTCTTCCTCAGCACCATCAGCTATTTGCTTAAACGCAGCATCAACTTCCTCAGAACTTGGCACCCTCTGTTCATTAGCTAAAATAGCGCCTTGAACAACGGTGTATCCGGGTTCCAACTTAACTCCACCCTTCAACGAGAAACTGATTCCTGGCTTAGTCACTTTTTCCACTGCAAACCGATTCATAGCTTGATCCAGTTTCTTATCAGCAGTCTTAAATAACAATAGCGCAGGGTCCCGCAACATACTTCTGTATTCACTCGAGGTGAGCCACTTCCACCAACTAACAGTAGGCGGCTTGTGGTCTCGCCAAGCTGCAACAGTTTCCTTCGCGTATTTCCCGTGTGCAGACTGCCTGACTATGCGTTCAATATCCTGCATCTGGAGAGCTTCACTGATAGCCACGGCTGTCAACAAATCTCTCTCAGCGCTGGTATACCCAAAAGTCACATAGTCAAAGCTATCCCACCACTTATTAGCAAGCCTGTTACACCACAAGGGACTGTGTGAATCCCGAGCAGTATAAGC